TCGAATGCTTTACTCCCTACTGGAGCGTTTACTTGTTTGGCTCTTTTACGTCTCATTAGTGTCTACCATTATGCACGCATTCTGTAACAATGCAATGTCGTTTACATAACCCACTTTGGTGAGCATTCCATACATCTTTTTTCCAAGCCTGTTCCATGCGGTTGTAATCAGCTAACCACTTCTCCCACATCTTACCAGCTTGATCTTTGCCATACGTTTCACGTATTAACTCGTTACATACTACAAATAAAAGACCGCCACGTACAGTCTCAATGTCAGGAAAATGTTTAAATACACACAACGCCATAAGTTCTAACTGTCCCTTGTCAGCATAACGTGTGTTCTTGCTTGTCTTGTAATCTATTACCCAAGCAGTTTTGTTTTCTTCGTCAAGTATAACTAAATCAGCTATACCCCTGTACCAACAGTTATCGTCCCAGAACCCACAAGGTTCGAGGTCAGCCGTCAACCCCATCTCGTATTCACAAAGTTTGTTCCCCTGTTTCATGTTCAATGAATCTAGTGGGGCTTTTATATAATCGTACTCAGGGGGTAACGGCTTTCCATCTCGAATGTACTCCTCTGCCGCTTCGTGCACAGCAGTACCATAAAGCATCGCCTCAGTCTCAGGCTCTTTATAATCCTTTGCTACCTTTAGATGATAAAACTTCTTAGGGCATTGTTCAAAGGATTTAATTTTACTGAATGACCAAGGCGTAATACTCATTACATGCTACCTACAGCCCAGATTATTGCCAATACACCTAGACCTGCTACAAGAAGTTCAGCTTGCTTGAAAGTGCGTTCCGTGTGTAGCCATTCCATAACAGAGTTACGTGCCTCTGTAATATCCTCTTGTAGTTCATCAATAGCTTCATCAGCCGCTTCATGTGCTTCTTTAATTGCTTTTTCTATTTTGTCTTTAGCCATTATTCACAGTCTCCATAAGATTTACCAATGCCAGACTCACATGTTATAGGCATACCCTCTGCCCAAGATGGTGTTGTACTCATACAATCTTCTATGTATTGTCTAGCTTCGTCTAACTCATCATCAGGTACACAGCATACCACAGAATCATGCACTGTAAGTACAGGCTTGTATCTCTTAGCAATAGCCAACATCTGTTCACCCATGATGCACCTAGCGATAGCTTGGCATACATTCTCTGTAACCTTACCACCGTAGATCCTTGTGCGACCACGCCTTGTCATGTAACTAAACTCTAAACCGCGTTCGCCTTGTTCATAATTTAAGTCACCATACCGCATACGCAGACCACTTGGCAACTTTATCGAGTTATCTCTGTAGGTAAGTAGGTTGTTTGTACCCACTGCACCTGCCTCTCCTCGAGACATACTCACTAACATGTTCTGACACTCACGCCAGAACTGAGCTATTCTCCAATTTGTATCTCTGTAGATAGATATAATCCTACGTGCCTCATCTACCTCTATCTTTGTACCAAACGCTCGCAACTGCTCAGCAAACCGAACCGCACCCATGCCGTAACCTGCACCGAGTATCGTACTTTTACCTACAAATCGTTGTTCTTTGGTAACGTCTTTCTCTTTGACGTGGTATATCTTTGCCGCCATTTTGACATACACATCTTCGTTGTTAGCAAACGCTTTGACTAGGTTGTCTTCCCCTGCTAACCATGCAAGTACACGCGCCTCGATCTGTGATGAATCACAATCAACTAGTGTGTAACCTACTGGCGCGATGATACTGGACTTCAACTTCTTACCATTAGCACCACGACTGGGTAGGTTTTGTATGTTTATCTTGTCATCACCACCCCATCTACCTGTATGCGCGGCATAGTACCTCACTGGGATAGGTATTAATCCACGTTTAGCAATACCTATAAACCTCTCAGTACGTGATTCTTCTAACGTGCTCTTTGTACCCAAACGTGCAGTAACAAGTGCCTGTACACGTGGGTCTTCGTGTTCTTGTAACGCTTTAAATCCCTCATCACTTTTTGCGAATGCGTAGGTTTCTTTGCGTGTTGTGAGACTTATTTTCATCGGGGGATCGACATTCATTGATACCAGTAGTTCGGCAAATTTGGGGTTACTCATTAGCTGTTCACGTGTGACACCACTTGAATGTATCAAATCTTCTTTTATCTTGATGGTATTATCTAGGTGTTCTTGAAGTAGTCCAATGTCTAGGTCTAGCATTGGTTCGGTGAACATGCGCAATGTCATGTCAATGATGCGCATCTCTTGTTTAGGAAAGTTCTTACCCATAAGCATGAACAACTTATAGGTTAACTCTACATCGTTGACACAGTAGTCACCATACCTACTAAGTTCTTCTGGTGTAAAGTCTTCTCTACGTTTACCTACGGCATTTAAAATTTCCGTGCCTTTAGTTCCAATATTATACCTTTTACTAAGGACGTGCAGAGATCCACCAACCTCGACACCGTGTAGTGCGCGAGCAATGCAAAGAGTATCAGCATAGACGCGAGGTTGTATATCAAAGAGCCAAGAAATAATAGCACCGTCAAACAAAGTGTTATGGCAAAGGAGCATAGCGTTGCTCCAATCAAAAGAATGTAGATACCTACTAATCTGCTCATGCGTACCACTTGCCCATTCAGTCTCACCACTATTCAGTTTAACACCTACACCGATCACCTCAAAGCGAGGGTCACGAATGTAGGCTTCCATTGTCATCTTACGTAGCGAGAAATCTTTGTCGTAGTACGTCTCAAAGTCTAACGTAATAAGATCCATTACTTAATCCGTTCTATTAGCAGATTGAGATACCATTGAGCCTTTTCTAAATCCTCAAGGGGTTTACCCTTGTATTCATAACGCCACATATATTTCATACAGTTACCCTTGAGATAACCTAGAAACGCGTTAGGACTCATACTAGACTCGATACCCTCAATACATTCTACTCCACCTGTATTGTAATGGTTCGGATTATTTACTGGATCGTCACCCACCTCGTCCAAAAAGTTTTCATACTTCTCTATAAGTTCAGGGTGCTTCTTTCTTAGTTCGTCCCACTCTTTTGGGCTTGCATCTACCATAGTGTTCTCCTAAAAGTTTAATACAATGTGCTGTACGCCACGCGCCTTTTCAGCTAACAAGTAATCAAGCCAACTATAACTAGGATCTAAATCTTCATCTTCTAGTTTCCATAGGCGGTTGCGCTCTCTACGTATTGCCATATCAATACTTTCTAATTCAGCCTCGACCACAGGCTTACCCTCAATCAAAGTCAAACTCCAATTGGTTAGGGTCAGGTTCGGGTAAACCATTCAATATATATTGAAGGGTGTGTATTGTATCCTCATTGGTTACAGTTGCAATACCACCTGCTTGGGCGATTTGCTTTAACTCGTTCTTCTGTAACTCAGTAGGCTTGTTGCTACCTGCCTTACATTCAATACCAAAGAACTTGCCCTTGTAACAACCAACTATATCAGGCACACCACTTCTACCATACCCACCAGTTGCGGGGTAGAAAAAGTATGCACCTATACTTCTTAGATAGTCAGCCACTTTCTTCTTCACCTTTCTTTCAGGTGTCATAGCCATACGTCACTCCTTACATTATTTTTGTTCTACAGTGTAGAACTTTTATTATTCTGGGTATCCCCAGTCATATCTAACGTAATATACACTATCTGATAACTTAACGCCAACATCATATACAAAATCATTAACACCTAAGACATCTAACACAGCTACCCTATCCGCCACACTATCTGGTAACTCGTTACGCGGTATTGTACAAGGGAAACGTCCAAAGCTCTCGTCCCAAGGTGCTTGACCACGACTTACTCTAGTGGCTTGACTGGCATGTCTGTAGTGTACATCGAATGGGTGCATCTGTATCTCATCATTCTTTATCCACACACAAGTCATGTACTCGTCATCTTCACCAAGTAGTGCATAGTAGTTCTCAATGGCTTCGTACAGCTTGCCTAGCTTTCCATCTAACTCCTCATCTACAGTCATCAAACCCATTCGGTGCATGTCCATGACTGTTTGTGCTATGTCAGGCAAGTCACCTACACGACTTACCTCGAATCCCACCTCGCGTGCTCGATTTGCACGCTCACTAGTTACGTCACCACGATGCTTCATAACTCGTTGTTCCACGTTATCATGTGTTGACCTAGCAATATCGGACATTGTATTGGGACGCAAGTATTTACGCGCATTGGCTACGGCTTTCGATATATTCTTGCTCGATAACGTGTGGTAGTCATCGGGTGAATTGTGTGGGCAGTATCGTTGGTTCTGTATGACGTGACTCTGTACGTGATATTGCAAGTTACCATCGTAGTACGTGGTACTCAGTCTACCCATCTCACACAAATCATCGTTGTAAAACACCACTACCTCATATTTAGTTGTTGATACTGAACTCATAACAAACTCTACGTTGGGTAGGTGCATCGTAGCTTTGTACACAAAGTCATCAAAGAACTGGCAGAACTTACCCCACTCGTACTCGTGGCGTTTGTCGTTCTTCGTAGCTTCTCTCAAGGCTTTCACTGAACTTATTGGTCGAGAAACATCACCCTTTTTGTGGTAGTTTATTGCTCTTGGTATGGCAGATAAAAACATTTCATATCTCCTATTTGTAGTCTTGATACTTGATTTTGAAGTTGGCTAACTTGTCAACCTGTGACTTGAACCTACTCATAAACTTCTTCTCATCTTCTGGTGGTGATGACGTTTGAGTCTGCCAGTCATACTCGGATATTTCACCCAGTATAGCTATGGCTACAGGCGAACGTCGCTCATCGGTAGGGTCTTTCAACATATCACGAAACACATCACTGTCAGTTATCGCATCACCACACTGTTGTCGTATGAGTCGTTGGTGTTCCCAGTCGTAGTGATCGCGGTTCATCAATATGGTTTGCATTACCCAAGCCCATTCGGCATACTCACGTATAGCTTCGTAATACTTACGCTTTTCTGGACTAACCTTGATACGTGTTACAGGTTGTTTGTGGCGTTCGGTTGTACATGTCCACTGTTCATGTGACTTGAATGGATCACGCTGAAAGTCTAGGTACTTACCATCATCAGTCTTTGTCATAGGCTGTGTATTCCATGCTGTCTCGCCATGACTTGTACGCATATCAATTAGCGATTTATACATGTGACTGTTGACCCACGTAGACTTGGGTAGGTAATGATTAGTGCCACCATGTACGACGTATTGCTTACCCTGTTGAACCAGAAAATCCATACACCTCGGTAGTGCACGTGCTAAGAATGAATAGCGTTGATTGTGACACGTGTCACCATAGTCGTTGCGGACTCGGATTTTCTCGATACC